GCAGTAAAGTTTGTTGACTTTGTGTAGTTGGACATAAGGCTTCCCTATCCGTAGTATCTTTTAGTTAACCGCCCTGTCATCAAGACGTTTAAGTAAAAGGGGGCCATGAAGACCCCCAGAGAGAGTATCTTACTCGTCGCAAACAGCGAGGATGAATCCTGCTTCGGGACGGTAAGTTTCAACACCGTACAGCGTGTCAGACGTAAACAGCGTAGACAGGTATTCCTGCTTGTACTGAGTCTGAGAACGTACAGCCAGTTGCTCTGCCATTACCAAAGCATCCTTGTGGAAGAACATACAACCACGAGTATCAGCGGTAGAAGCAGTGTTCTGAGCGGCAACTTCCAGTACAGGAGCGTTGCTGGACACGTAGATGTCTACACCGTACAGGTTACCAATCAGACCTGACTCAACGCCACGGCCACCAACAAAGTCGGAAGACACGTAACGATCAATGCCCATTAGCGACTTACGAACAGCAGGAGGAATTACGAGAACTCGTCCATCCATAGGTACGTCAGCATCGTCCATCAGCTTGATAGCCTCACGGAAGCCAAGGTCAGTGAAGTTGTCACCAGTAGTAACAGTGTCAACAGCGTAAGCATCAATACCAGTAGTGCTATTGAAGTAATAGCTGTTGCTGTTTACCCAATTAGCGCCAGTGTTGGCAGGAGAAGCAGTACGAGTACCGTCACCAAAACCTGTACCAGCGTTAATCAAGTCAGTGTCAACTTGGAGAGCCAGTTGGTAACCAGCGTCTTCAGTGTAGAACTGTCGCAGAGAAGACAGAGCCTGTACTTCTACGATGTCCTCAATCAGACGAGAGTACTCAAAGTGACGGTCTACAGTGACAGTCAACTCTGACTCAAGGTTAGCCTGAATAGTTACCGCAACAGCTTCTGCCTTAGCAGATGCAGAGCCACGGATGGGCTTAGGAATGTGAATAACGTCACCCTTCTTGCCAGTCATCGACAGACGCTTGACAAGGGGAGCCATCTTCAGGTTCTTTTGATATGCTGCGATGATCTCATCCGACCAGATTTCGGGGATAAAAGTACCCGCAGCGGTTTTGTCTACTACAGCATTAGCTGTAAAAAATGCACCAGAGGTTTCACCAGCCATTTTAATTCTCCTTAAAGGTTAGGCTATTTGACCCTCTTCTCTGCATACGCTGCCATAATTTCAGGCTGTAGCGCCATGTAGCGATCAGGGTCTGTTTGCATAAGTTTTATTAAGTCAGCACGACGATAAATTTTCTTACGCGATCCTTCTGATGTTCCACGAGCGTTGCCTGTGCTTGCAGACTTTAGTGTACTCTGACGGGCTGCTTTCTCTGCGTTTGCAGTTTGTTGTACGGCTTGTGTTCTTTCTTTCCAGAGAGAAAACAATTCGTGTGCAGCGTCGTAGTCGTACCCTTGGTCTGCTTGAACAAACAACTGTGTTCTAACTTTTGACCCTTTGATCCATTCAGCAAACTTAGGATCTTGTAGTATACTCTCCATATCAGGATGATTGGATTTCAACTGTGAAAGAGTAGCCTGTTGTCTAGCCTGTTGTGTGTAGGCTTCTGCTTCTTTAATCTTAGGGTGATTAGATATAGCTCGGTTAACAGCAGATTGTGGATCTACAAAGAAGTCTACGTCATCGTCTTCTTGTTGCTGTTGTTGAGGTGCTTGTTGTGTTGAGAGTTGTGTCTGAATATGTTCATCAACTAACCTTCGTAGCTCACCAACTTCCGTACTCTGTTTGCCAGAGAATTTCTCTAGCTCTTGGTGCATCTGTACAAGTTCTTCGACAGACTTACCACGGTACTTTTCAGGAAGATCAAACTCTGGTTCTTGAGGTTGTTCCTCTTCAGGATTCTCAATAGAGTTATTAGTTAGCTCTTCAGTTGTTTCGATGGGTTCTTCTTCAGGACGCTCATCAAGTAATTGTGCTCGTGACATAATATAAACTTACCCCGCCTATTATTATTAAGGTTATGGAGGATTAAAATGGGAGATGCCCTAAGACTAGGATTCCCTACTAGATCGTCCAGCGTTCTCGTGTTCACGTACCCACTTCATGTGTCTGCCGGGAAAGTCTCCAGAAGACCCTTCAAGTACGTGCTGAGTCGCTGATACGATTTTTGTAGCGTTGGCTCCACATCCGCACCTACTGGATGTAGTGTTGCCGTCTACAAATTCTTCAAAGATATGTCCGTTTGTACAGCGAAAATCAAATACTTTAATCATCGCTTTTTGTCAACTCGTCGTAGTTATTGTTAGTAGTAGTTTCAAAGTTAACTAAATAAGCAAGTACGTTGAGTTGCCCCTTACGTAAATACAAATCATTAGCATCTTTGGTTGCTTCTACGCTGTTTATTACGAGAGCGTTTTGGGTTAGTTCTTCGATTAACTGTTTCCAACCAGCGGTTCTAAACAGGTCAAAGTACGTGTTATAATATTGTTCTGTCTCTTGATCTATTGAGGCCATGTGGTTATCTCTATAACTCCTATTATACCATATTTTAGGTCTGTTGTCAAGACCTTTTTTTGGCAGTTTTACGTCTACGTCCAGAGGCTGTTACTGCATGTTGAATCCTAGCTGGACCTGTTTTGCGCCTTGATGATGAAGCTTTTTCTGCTTTAGTCATCTTAGCTGCTACGGCTTTAGGTCTACAAGAAGGATAAGGACGTTTAGAACTAGTAGCAGACTTGCGACCACAAGGCTTACCTGTCTTTACGTCAACCCACTCTTCCTTAAACCACTTCTTAAGTGCGGCTCCTTTTTTACTTTTTTTTACGGCCACTTTTGTTACCCCAGTTCTTAGCGCCAACCTTGCGGCACTTAGCTACGGCACCAGACGCATACGCAGAAGGCCACACCTTGTAACGGGCTTTAACTTTCTTTGCACACGCATCGTTAGCTTTTTTCTTTTTAGGCATTACTTTTTCTTCTTTTTCTTTTTCTTAGGTGGTCGTCCAACTTTAGTTCCGTATGTTCCTTTTCCCATCGGCATAGTTAACTCCTTACCATTTTTTACAAGACCAATATCTTGCGCTTAATTTACTAGGCGGGTTTGAATCACATTTATGCCTAGCCCTAAAAGATTTACGTCGTGCTGGTTGATCTTTTTTAATTGTCATTTTTTGATCACCAAAACGAATAAGTTTAGTTTTGTCACCTTCTTTTGCTACAACAACAAACTTTTTAGTTGGGTGGCTAGGAGTCCTCTTGGGCTTGTTGTACCCGCTTACTCCCGCTCGTTTTAGTTTTGGGTCTTTTTTCTGTGGCATTAACCTTCTCCTCCAACTGGTCTAATTGGGCTTGGAGTTGCTCCAATCTGTCGAACTGGTGCTTGAACGCCTCGTTGATCTGGTTGAGGAACTTGTTCATTTCTACTTGTGTCATTAACATTGGTAGGTTTACCCTTTAGTTGGTTTTCTTTTAAGAGCCTGTCAGCAACTTTAAGCCTGCGTTCAAACTCTTTGTCTTCTTGATCACCTTCTTTGAGGTTACGAGTAATAGCTTCGATTTTTTCAATTTGCAATTCTTCAGGAGCAAGTTGAGTTTCCATAGCGTACTTAGCCGCTCTAGCTTGCGACTCAGCAGCTTGTGCAGCCAAGGCAGCAGTTTGACTTTGCTGGAACTCAATCTGTGCTTGTTGAGCCATCTGTGCCATCTGTTGTGCCTGTGGGTTAGGCTGTGAAGCCTGTTGCATTGCCGCAATAAGCTCCTCACGGTTACTGAGGTTCATGTTGTCAATGATGCTCTGGATTAGCACAGGGTACAGTGGGCTGTCTTGCTTCATCGTCTGCAAGAGTTGCACCAACTGTGTAACCTCGTACTCACGAGCAATGATACCCAGAGTACTAGTAGCGTTAAACTTGTAGTCAGCTACAGGGTAGTTTTCAGGGTCAAACTGCATGTACCGGTGTGCAGCTTTGGTTACAAACGGGAGCAGAAACGACTGCTGGAAGTTTATGAGAGTACGCTTATGACGCTTAATAATAGCACCAAGAGACATACTAATGCCAGCAGCGGTTGCTTCGCCATTAACTTGCCCTGCAATGCCTGCGGAATCCACGGCTCCAGTTGCTTGTTGAACCATTTGTTGAAGGCTAGCAGCTTGTGCAAAAGTGATCTGCCCCACTTGCCCAAAGTTGAAAGGTTGAAGTACTTCACGGGGATCTCCATTAGTTAGTATCATTTTGCCGGGGCGGATTTCTGGTTTAGCACCACGAGGTAGTCTCGTTGCGTCAATCGCCATCATAGGATGAATAGTCAATGACAAAGCGTCAATACGTGCGCGTAGCTCTGTGTCTAAAGCTTTCTGGCTGTTATATCCTTTTTCACACACACCGCGACCCCAGAACCGTCCGGGTACTACATCCCAAGGAAACGCAACAACAGGACGGTCTTGCATCATGTAAGGGTTAGCTTCAGCTTTAAGCAGTGTACCGCCGTTAGCTACTACTACGATAGCTTCTACGTACTTGGAGTCTTCTTCTACGTCTACACCCTCAGACTCAAGTAGTTCTTTTGGTACTAGACCATAGTACTTAGTTAGTCGTACTTTGTCGTCGTTGTACAGTGTTAGGTCTTGGTCAGGCTCTAAATCGCTGTCAGGTGCGGCAGACTCTATAAACGCTTCTCTGTACACTCCTTGTTCTTGTAGTAGTTCTACACTATGCTTGGACACAAACTCGTCTACAGCGACACCCATAGCGTCCTCGACTGACGTAGCTACAGGATCAATAAGAAAGTTTTGAGGAAGTACAGGTTTTAGTTTTACAACCACACGATCAGTAATAGATACACCTACTGCTTGTAGTTGTCCATCCATAATTGGCTCAGTAGCTGGAGCCATTTCTTTTATTTCTTCTAATGTAATTTCACCAATGCCTGTACCAAACACAGCAGAATTAATAAGACATTCAGCTACAGCTTTACGAACCTTGCAAGCTTCAAAATCTTCTGTTAGTTTTTTACGGAGGTACAGTATATCTTGTTTTTCTGGATCGTTAGCATCGTCAGATATATCAAACCATTTGCCTCTACCAAACGTAGCTTCTTCTAGTTCTGCTACGTTAGACTCTACAGCTTGCTGAAGCGCAGGAGAAATAATGCGTGATCGTTCTGATGCTCGTTCTGAATCAGCAGGATCCCATTGTCCTCGCCACAGTCTGTAATATTCTTCAAATCGTTGTTCGTAGTTTGATTCGTAGTGGTCACGCCAGTTTTCACACTTGGTCATTACCCACTCTTCCAAGGACTCTTCCATAATAAAAGGGTCTGGGCTATAAATATCTTCTGCCATCGGTTAGGTTCCTTAAATTACAGCAACGCAGTAACCTAGTGTAAAAAACACTACAGTACTGATTGCGTATATTCCGTAGGTATTGAACGGTCTGAAAACTTTCATCTAGTATCCTGCTATTACGTCTAGTATTTGATGGTCGTCAATTTCAAAGTCATAGTGATACGCAACTTTAGCTAGTTGATCTATGTACGCCAGTGCATCAACAAGGTCATCGTGAGTAAGCGGATCTGGAAACTGAAACAGTTGATCTAAAAATCTTGAGTTCCACGATCCTTTGTTTAATTTTATCTGAGCGTTTTCAAATCTTCCTTGTAGTGCGTACATAACTCTGTCAGTTTTTTTCTTGTTACCATGAGAAAGTTCTTCTACTCTAAAAAACCTTCCGTATTGTTTCATAAGGTTTGTCAAAGGACTCATGATTGCTTGTCGCAAGACTCCTTTTTCAATACCAACACTAACAGGTTTGTAATCTCTAACGGCCTGAAATATCTTGGTGGCAGTCTCATCAAAGCTCCACCGCCCGTGTATAATATTATCAACGTACCAACCACTAGGACCAGCTTTAACAACAACGATTGCGGTTTCATCTAACTTAGTATTTTTTGTTCGTTTTTTGTTAACTTCTTCAAAGCCAGCCAAGTCAATAGCTATGTAGTAGTCTCCGTCTTCTGGTTCTTCTCCGAACTGGATCCAATCTTCTTTGAACATCTCTGAGCCTCTGGCTTCAAACGAGGCCATGAACTCTTGTCTAAAGGCGTAACTCGACATTGATTTTTTTGCCATGTCGATTTCGTTTGGGTCCAAGATTGGATTATCGTAGCTGGTGAAATGCCAGCCCCTGTAAGTCTCATCGTCGCCTAGCTCTGCGTGTTTAAACAGTTCATAAAAATGGTTTCTGCCCATAGGCGTACCTATGAACATTGCTGATCCCTTCTGGTCAGCTAGTGCTGGACGGAGGATTTGTTCCCAGACTTCAGGTTTCATGTCTGCGTACTCGTCCATCACGAGAAACTTCAAGGACACACCACGCATTGTCTCTGGCCTGTCGGCTCCTTTAAGAGTAATCGTGGCCCCGTTGACCAGCCTAATCTGGAGGTTGTTGATGTGACTTCCAGATATAACAGGGTGTCCTAGCTCCAACAGGGTCTGCCACATGATGTCACGGGCTTGTCCCTGCGTGGGCG